AGGCGTCTTCGCCGCGGTCGATGCCTCGAAGGCCAACACCGGCACGGTCAATCAGCGCACGCTGATCTTCGGCCAGATGCTGTTTACCGGCAGCGCCACGCCGAACATGCCGGTGATCTCGGCCGGCGTCGGCGATGCGCAGACCGCATTCGGTCTCGGGTCGCAGCTTGCGATCTCGGTCGAGCGGTATCGCGCGCTGGACCCGATCGGCGAGCTTTGGTGCGTCCCGCTGTCCGACGCCAGCGGCAGTGCCGCTGCAACCGGCAGCATTGCGCTCACCGGCACCGCGACGGCGGCGGCCGTGCTGCCGCTCTATGTCAACGGCTTCTACATCCCCGTGGCGGTGAACCTCGGTGACACCGCGATGGTAATCGGCGGCAACACGGCAACCGCAATCAACAACTTCATCACGTCAGGCAAGAACCCGCTGGAATACACGGCGGCGAACAGCTCCGGGACGGTGACGCTGACGGCGCGCCACAAGGGCACGCTCGGCAATCTCGGCACCATCAACCTTTCGTTCGGTGGCACCGCGCAGGGCCAGGGGCAGCCCGGCACCACCAACGTGCCAGGCGTCACCGCGGTGATCACGGGCTTCACCGGCGGCACCACCGATCCGACGCTGACCGCGGCCATCGCCAACCTGCCGGCGATGAGCTTCGACTTCATCGTCTGCCCATACAGCGCGAGCACGCCGCTCAACGCCTTGCAGGCTTTTCTCGGCGATGCGGCGGGCCGGTGGAACTGGTCGCAGCAACTCTATGGCGGGGTGTTCACGGCCTATGGCGGCACGTTCTCGGCGCGCACCACCTGGTCAACCGCCCGCAACGATCAGCACTGCACGGCGATCGGCGCCTATCTCAGCCCGTCGCCCGACTGGCACTGGGCGGTTGATTACTGCGCCGCATCCGCGGTCAGCATCCGCGCCGACCCGACCATCCCGATCGGCGGCCTGACATCCGGCGTGGCGCTCAACGTCGTGGCCCCGGCACTGCCCAACCGCGACACCTTTACCGAACGCGAGACACTGCTGTTCGACGGCATGTCCACGTACAAGGTCGATCATGCCGGCGTCGTGCACGTCGATCGCGCCATCACCACCTATCAGAGCAACGCCGCCGGCACACCAGACAACAGCTACCTGTCGCTCAACGTGCCGTACCAGCTCATGGCGTTCATCCGCGCAGTCGAGGCGCTGATCGGCAGTCAGTTCAATCAGGTCAAGCTGGTCGCGAACGGCTCCCGCATTCCGCCCGGTTCGGCGATGGTGACGGCGCAGACGATCCTGTTCTCCGTCATCGCCCTCTACAACACGATCGCGACCCTGGGCATTCCCGGAGCACCGGTCGGCCTGGTGCAGAACCCGCAGGCGTTCGCGCAGAACGCGCAGGCGCAGAATCAGGGCGGGGGCGTCGTTGCGCTGCTGCTGCCGGTGATGCTGGGCAACCAGCTCATCGTGGTCGCGATGGACATTCAATTCACCCAGCCATGAACGCGGCCTGACGGAGACAACGCATGAGCGGCACCACGTCCAGCCGGCTGGCCGGCATCATCAGCTTCACCATCGACGGCGACACCTGGGCGGTCGTCGGACCCCTCGAATACGTCGCGACCGACGTTGAAGTGACCACGCTCAAAGGCCAGAGCGGCGTCGAGGGCTACAGCGAAATGCCGTGCGAAGGCACGATCTCGGCCAAGCTGCGCGACCGCGGCGATGAAGCCGTGGCCTCGCTCTCGGCGAAGCGCAACGCGACGCTGGTCGCCGTCGCGGCGAACGGCAAGACGATCTACGGCTCCGGCATGTGGCGCACCGGCACGCCACCCAAGGTCAACACCCAGGACGGCACGTTCGACATCGAATTTGCCGGGCCGAGCGTAACGGAGGCAACGGTATGAGCGCGGAGTTCCCGGAGACCAAGACGATCGCCATCGACCCGCCGATCGTGCTCACCATCGGACCGCACAAGGGCGTGCCATTCAGCGAGTTGCAGCTTGCGCACCCGGAGGCCGGCGAGATGCGCGTCGCCAACGGCCAGATGCGCGGCGGCGCCAACCCGGAGAACATCTACCTGCGCACCGAGGTCCTGATCGCCGCGGTGACCAAGCGGCTCGGCGCACCCTGGCCGCGCGAGGCCATCGCGAAGATCCCGGACGGCCAGTTCACGGAGGCGGAGAACTTCCTGATGGGTTTTCAGCAGCGCGCCAATCGGAAGGCGATGCAGGAGGACATGGCGGCGCTGGCACAGGACGAAGCCGATGGGCCAGCGACGTCCGACACCTGAGCGAAGGCCGCCGCACGCGCGGCGTCGCCGCGAGCAGCCGCTGGTGGAATGACCTTCGCCACATCGCGACGGCGCGGCCCGCGCGCCTGCTGCCGGCCGGCTGGCCGTCGAACTGGGAAAGCCTGGTCTGGCAGCTTGCGCGGTTCTTTCACTGCGGGCCGGAGCCGTTCTGGCGCATGACCGGGCTTCAGTTGCTCGAAGGCTGCAACGCCGCGAACGCGATGATCGAGGCCGAAGCGAAGAGGCGTTCCCATGCCAGGTAGCGGCGGGTTCAGCGTCACGATCGCCGCCGTCGATGCGGCATCGGCGAAAATCGACGCGATCAACAAGAAGATCGCCGCCATGCGCGCGCCGGTCGAACGGGTGCAGAAGGCGGTTGCCAGGTTTGCCGACGTGACGGGACTCAGCGCGCTCGGCAAGGGCTTCGGCGAGATCGGCCGGCGGTCGCTCGATGCGTTCCGCTCGGTGAGCCGCATCGTGGAACCGCTGGCCGCGATCACCAGCGCGCTGTCGGTCGCGGGCATGGCGCGGCTCGCGTTCGCCTGGGGCGAGTTCGGCGAGAAACTCAGCATCGCCTCGCAGCGCATCGGCATCTCGACCGGCCGGCTGCAATCGCTGCAAGGCGGCGCGCGGCTGGCGGGCGCCTCGGCCGAGGCCATGACATCCGGCCTGCGCACGCTTGGCGACACCTTGACCGATGCGGTGGCGGGACGCGCGCCCGAGGCCGTGGTGATGATGAACACGCTCGGCATCGCCTGGCGTGACGCCAACGGGCACGCACGCAGCGTCACCGACGTGCTGCCGGAGCTGGCCGATAGGATCGCAGCCATCAAGAACCCGGCCTTGCAGGCCCGCGTCGCGACCGCGTTGCTCGGCGCGGCGGGCGAGCAGCTTCTGCCGTATCTGCGGCGCGGGCGGCAGGGCATGGCGGAATACGCCGAGGAAGCGCGGCATTATGGCGTGATCAACGAGCGTGCTGCCGAGGTGGCGGAGGAATTCGCCCGCCAGCAACATGCGCTTGGTCTCGCGACCGAGGGCCTGACGAACGCGATCGGCGAGGCGCTGGCGCCGGTGCTCGGTCCGCTGCTGCACGACATGGCGGAGTGGATCGCTGACAACCGGGCGTGGATCGCGACCGATATTGCCAAGGCCGTCCGCAGTTTCGCCGGAGACGTGCGATTCCTGGCCGGCCAGTTCGGCGACGCGCACACCGGAGCGATGACGCTCGCGGCGTATTTCGCAGGCCCGTGGCTTGCCGCGATGATGCTGGGCCTTGGGCCGGTGACGGCGGCCATCGCTGCTATCGTGGCCGGCATGGCGCTGATCCATGCCGGCAGGAACGTCGGGAACCCGGAGAACCTGCCGGCGGACTCGCCGCTCTGGGCCGGCGTGCCGGAGAAGGAGCAACTGAACTATCGGAACTCGCCGGCGAGCCGGAAGAGCATGGGCTGGGGTAATCCGAACCCGTTCCATTGGTGGAACCCGGGATCGTGGCTGGGGCGCGAGGACCATCTGCCGCAGCCGCCGCCGGCATTCGATCCGAACGCGCCGAACGGCGTGCCGCGCACCGGCCCGGTGTTCGGTCCGCAGACGCCGCGGGCCGACGTGACGATGGACCCGACCAGGCGCGGATTCCTCGCGACGCTGGCCGGGCCGGAGTCCGGCGGCGCCTATGACATCCGGAATGGCGGCGCGCGGTTTTCCGATTACTCCCGTTTTCCGGAGGGGATAGGGCCGGGCGGCACCAGCACGGCGGCGGGCGCCTATCAGTTCACGGCCGAGACCTGGAAAGAGGAGGCGGCGCGACTTGGCCTGCGCGACATGACGCCGGCAAACCAGGACAAGGCGGCCTGGGACCTTGCCGAGCGGCGTTACCGCGCCCAGACCGGCCGTGATCTCGAAACGGACCTCAAGGCCGGGAACCGGCAGGGTCAGATCGCCGCGGCGCTCGGGCCGACCTGGCCGTCGCTGCCGGGTGGCTCGCAATCACACGAGACGCAGGGCCAGTTCAACGCTGCGCTGGCGCGCAACACTGCCGCCGCGGCTGGTCAACCGGTGAACGTCGCAGCCGCGCCGCCGGCCAACATCGCGGGCGGCAGCGGTGCGTCTCCGAGCGAGGTCAACCACACGGTGACCGGCGACGCCAGCCTACGGATCACGCTTGGCGGCGCAGTGCCGCAGGGCACAACGCTCGGCGCTGCCACGAGCGGCGATCTGTGGGGCAGCCCGCCGCGCGTCGAACGCGCCATGGCCGGGGTTCCGGGGTGAGCACGCAGGCGGCGCACTGCGACGGCAGTCTTACACCAGGATGAAGTCAAGACGGTGGGCCAGTCACCATCTAGACTATCACCAATAGGCCGCCAATGAGCATCCAGGACCTACTCTGTCATTGATCAAGGGAACGCCGTTGCGACTACCTGATACTCTTGTCCAGAGGATCCCGAGACCGTCAGTTGCCAGCTACCGGTTGAATTCTGTGGTAGGTCACAAAATACCACAGAGTCTTGGGAGGTAGCATGGCAGCCAGTTGCGCCAGAGCTGGACACCGCCTGAAGCGTTAGCTCATTCCCGGTAGGTGTTGCGTTAACGCCGATCCGCACCTGTGAAACACCCGCAGAAATAGATAGCGTTGGTGTCCACTTGGTACCGGAGGGATCGAAGGTTCGGTCACTGGCGTCGATTAGGAAGTAACGCTGCTCATCGTTTAGCAGAGGCCCGAGGGTATCTCTTCCCGATTGGCCTGCCGGCGCGGGATTTTGTTTTAGCTCCTGTTGGATCCACTGAGCGTATGCGTAGACCTCCACGTCATAAGCATTGTCGCCGGGGTGGCATGCTTTGGACCCTCCCGAGCCACCTGAGGTCACTCCGGCAAGTCTCCATGCTCCTTGCACCTCAATGGCAAAAGGCCCTCCGGAGTCTCCAAAGCATGTGCTACCAAGCGTCTGGACAACCGTGTTTTTGGGGTAAGTCCAGCAGATAAGATTCTTCCCAGCATGATCTCCGCTGCAGGCGTCCGTTGTCGTGACAGCCCACACCTTGATCCCTGTTGTAGGAATAAGGGTCGGACCGCTTCCTGCTGACGCTTGAACAATAGGGTTACTTCTCCAGCCAAAGCCCACAATGACGCCAGTCGAGCCAGGAGATATTGTGGAGATCGAGTTTATTCCAAGAGGCGAGATTCCTTCAACGGGTGATTTTAAGATCAGAATAGCGACGTCGTTCAGCGCAGGAGTATCGCCGGTGGATGGGGCATACCTAGCGTTAACGATCTCCTTGTCAATTAGGAAGTCTCCTGCATGTTGAAAGTAGACTCCCCGAGGAGAAAGGCTTGCAACGCAATGAGCTGCGGTCAACACAGCATTCGGTGCTATAAGTGTTGCGGTGCAACCAATTGACAGTCCACCGCTAGGGTCGACATATAAAACGGCACCAATGGCAGGGTAGTCGACCGTCGAAGATCCTCCTAGAACGTAATTCGACAAGCTGGTCGAAGGGGTAACTGGCACGTTGACAATGTTTGGATTAAGAACTACAGCAACTGAAGGAGGTACATACGCGCTCGCC